TTATATTCTTTCGATATTATGTACATCTATTGCACTTGTTACTGTATTGCCAATACCAATTACTGCTCGATCACCATTAATCTGAATAACATCATATTCATCATAGTAAAGGTTAAATGCTCGGTCAGTGTCATAATCGACATTAAGAATAACTCTTACTTTATCACCAACTTTTATATCTGTATTATCACAGCCTTCACCATTCGAATTGTCGCTTGATATAATACAACCATCGTTGACCCAACCTGTTCCATCATTGATTAAGTAAGGATTGGCCGCCCAAGGAATAACCCTTGTGATTGTTCCACTATTAAATCCCTGTGATGGTGTAAGTCCTGATTCTGATGTTGATGAAGCATATATTGTATTATACTCAACGCAATCTCCAATCTGATACTGTAACTGCTCTGTATCAACTACATCAATTTCAGCATTATTATCTGAGATTGAATTATCATTGCCTTCAATGTCATCTCTGTGATCATATTCATTTGCTTTTATAAGTCTGTCAAAGACGTCATCACGCATAATGTCAAAATCTACCCTTGTACCATCATTAAGATAATAATCACTGCTTTCCTGTGATATAGCAAATTTATCTTCACATATCTCACCATCATCATTCCAATGAGCTTCCCAGATAAGAGCACCGTGCTCTATAAGTTCATCTACATTCATATATTCATTTAACCAGCTATGGCTTGCATAGATACCCTTTGCAGTAATATCGGATAATGCATCAAGCCATATAAGTGCAAGCTCCTGTGTATAATGGTAATCAATGCCATTTTCAGCCTTATATCCGTCTGCATCCTCTATGTCGAGATATAATCCCATTGTTGGATTACATTTGTTATACCACTCTCTGATGTGCGCAGCTTCACTTAATGATTCATCATTGTTTCCTGCATACTGATAAATATATAATCCGTATGGGATACCTCTCTTCTCACATTCATCTATATATGTCTGTGCCATGCTATCGCACTGGCTGCACTCACTATCATCTTCGCTTAAGTCATTGCCATAGGCGCAGCGGATAATCACGTAATCAAAGTTAACTGCAATGTAATCAAAATCAAGTTCTCCCTGGTGTCTGCTTATGTCTATTCCTTTTTTCATAGTCTTATTCCTCACTTTCTTTTTATATATTTCCGCTATGTGCGCATAAAAATAGCACACATAGCGATTACTACATGTGCTCATTAGTTAATATATGTTTTATTGTTACTTACCTCTGGTACTGCCTTGTCCTCTGCAAGCTCATCATCATCTGGCAGTTCATCAGTATACTTGCTAAGAAACGTCTTAACATATAGCCACAATTTTTTAACAGGTAAACCGCATAATGCCATATTTTTTAATATACTTACAGTTTCATATGCTATATAGAGCAATGCAATAAATCCTGAGATTCCGATACTATTTCCGATATGCTGTCTTATTTCCTCCGGTAGGAATCCAATCATATTAAAACCTGTTATGTAATCTACAATTACAAGTAGCATTATTGATATAACCATTGCACACTTTCTTATTGCGCCATCGATGCCAAAGCAGCTGTTAAACTTGTGTTCTTTAACTGATCTTAATACTCCAAATATCGTATCAATAATTACTGCTATAATAACCAACTGAATCAACTTATTATGTGCGGCCGCTATATATATTTCTCTCATTGTCATCATAACTACTTATCCTCCTTGGTTTCTTCTGTTGTCTGCTTTGAATCATTTGCTTTTGCCGTTTCCTCTTTCTCTACGTATGCAGTTCTAACAAGCTCATCAAACTTATTATCAAATGCTGTGATCTCTTCATCATAAGCTGCCTTATCTGCGTAATACACAGACGAACTCTGAATAGTCTTTGTAATGCTAATTCCTCCATCTTCTGATAATGAAGAATTGCAATACATAACCTGCTTGCTGTCTGTTCCTGTACCGGTTTTGATTGTGCCCGACAGGATAATTTTCTTTGTCATTTCTAACATGTCTTTGTCCTCCTTGGATATAAAAATGGGTTTGAATTTACTTTACTTGATACTTAAATAAAATAAGTGAAATTGTAATATGTTATTCCTTGATTTACCTTAATTTCCGTATCACTATAAATTTGTAATGCACCAACAGGTGTTAATTGTCCATATGCCACAAGCCCCGCCGGATTATATACTGTAACAGGAAATTTTATAACTTTACTCGGTCTATATTCCTCAGGCAGAGTTGCGACTGTTGTCCAACTCCTAATTGCTACAGTGTTGGTTAGTTTAACTGGCATTATATTTACCAGTGCTAAAGCAGGTGCGTATGTTATGATAGCATTTTCGCACGTTGTTGTTATATTGCTGTTTAGCTCACTTATCATACTATTGTTATTCTTAATTCCATCCTCAATATGATTCAGCCTTGCAGCACTCCAGGGAGTACTTCCACTTGGTCCATTTTTCCATATCTGTTTAACATATTCTATAAAATTCATAACTGTCTCCTTTCTACTAAAAAAGGACATCCGAAGATGCCCTTAATTGTTATGGTGTTCCGCTTGCCCAATAGGCTGTTCCACTTGAATCATAAGTAACTAAGTTACCATCGGATTGAAATGATACTCTTTGCCCATTTGGGTTGTAAATATTAATATTATTCCCATCGCTTTCAATCCTACAAGTTGAATTGCCGTTTTTAGTAAATTCTATTCTGTCTGGATATATAATGGTCTTGGTTTCCGCTGTCGAATTTGTGTCACCAAAAGTTACAACAACCTTTTCAGTTTTTAATCCGTCAATTCCTAAATACGTGTGCCTTAAATATCCCCACATATCTGTGGCTGAAATATCTATTATTCTACTAGCATTGCTCGGATCTATTTTAGCCGTAATTGAACTTGCTTTAGCGATAGGTGAAGTTGAGGTATTGAATTCTTCAAGTCCTGCCATCAGACGTTTAATTTTTACAAAATCTATCAAATCAATCGCACCATCGCCATTAAAATCATATAAACTCTTGTCTAAGCTACCAGTTGAATTGTTGTTTATTGCTGTCCTTACTGCATTTAACTGTTTAATGTTTGGCGGTATATATCCGTTCTTAGTAGTGTTCAATGAACTGCTTATGCTCCAGCCAGCCACACTTCCTAGTGTTGCACGAATAGTTCCCCCAATATCTGCATTTTTTGCATATAAATAGCCTGTTGGCGATAAATAGTAGTTTGGTTGCTTGCTATATCCTTCTGTTTTAGTTCCAGGAATGACTGACATAACATAAGGCGTTATATCGTCCGGAACTCTTAAGTCAATCATATATAACTTATTATCATCCGGACTATATACTGTTCCCAACTTACTTTCGCTTATACTCCAACTTCCAATTTTGCCAAAGTCTGCAATAAAATTATGACAGACAATATTGCCTGCCTCTGAAATTGTTGTATTTGTGGAAGTGAGAGAAAACGAGTCACCACTAATACTGACTTTTTTATTTCCCTTAATATTGATTGAGCCTTTAGCACTAAGAGTTATATCGTCTGCAATAGCTTCTATAGCAGACTTAAGCTCGCCCGTTGCTGGGTCTTTCTTAATGTATGCTTCAAGGCTTGCAGATGTAGCATAATCCCCCAGCTTGGCAGTTACTGCCGCCGATATACTTGTTTTCCCAGGTGAAATAGCCTGGATAATATCTGCAGTTGTCGAATACGTTTTAAGAACATTATCAGTATAATTATTAGCCCCAGATGTTGCTGCATTGGCTGCATCATCAGCATACTTCTGTGTTGCATAAGTCGCCTGCAGTGAAGAGCTTATTGTTGATTTATCATCCTTAATCTCCTGAACGATTCTGCTAATCATCTGAGTAGTTGTTGAATAATTATCTCTGATATCAACCTTAACCTTGCTTACCTCTGACGTAATTCCATCAATAGCAACCTGAAAAGCAGTATGCTTATTAAGCATATAAGCTGTCTCACTTGAAGATATTTCCGTCCAGCCGTATTTGCCATTCGACTGTCTGAGGAACTTCCAATACCTGCCTGCACTTTTCATACAAGCAATAGCTCCAGCGTGCTTAGCATACTCTTCCTGTGTGTACTGCCACGTATCTGTTTCAAGAGGATACCAGTCTTCTGCCGGATATACCGGCACAAAGAATTCTGTTGCCGGATAATTGTCCAAGTTAGGAGCCCCTGTAACATCATATATCTCAAATGTACCGCTTAGCTGCTTAGTAACGTCAGACATATCTATCTTAAAGCTGTCTAATGTTGTCTTAACATCATTAAACTTGCTTTTTACAGAATTGCCTTCCTCATCAATATCCGTCCACCATAACTTATGCTCTATGAATGTCTTAGACTGCAGCATAGTAGAACCCCATGCCTCAGAACCACCGCTAACATAATTATTAATAGTCTGAAATGTACTCTCCAATGTCTGATCTGTAGTATCTACGTGTATCTTACTTGCATTAAAAGTATTGCTCTTATCTGCATTCATAACACTAAATACACTATCTATATCCAGCTTCTTTCCGGATATTGCGGCATTATCAGATACCATATCATTTCTGATAATTGCTTTCTTAATTCCGGATTCCTGAATACCATAAAGCGGGTCAAACATCAGATTTCCATTTTTATCCCAAATGTAAATGTTATAATCACCGGCTGCATCTTTACCAAGCTGGATCCGTACCCGGTCCTTATCTCTTATCTGAATAGTATTATCCTTCCAGATAGACTTGCCATCCTCACTATGCACATTCATTACTGTTGTGTTAATATCTATACCAGTAAGCTTATCAAATGCCAGTTCTTTAATCATAGCGCTTGTTATCTGCGCATCACCAATTACAGATACAACCGAATTCGCAAAATCCGTTGTTATAGTTGTGCCAGTGGCAGAACCAAACAACAAAGTATTCACCTTTTCAACATCAACATTCAGGTCCTTAACACTTGCTTTTATCGCTTCAAAGTCAGTTGCCTTTAAATCTGCAAATTCACCGCTAAGCGACTTAAGGCTCTCAATCGTTGCATATGTAATCTCTGCCACGTTCGACTTAAGATAATTGTTCCGGATATTCTCCAAGTCATTGTTAATAGATACAATCGTTTCTGCCTGTACTGTATTAGCCTTAACCCATTCTGCATCAACTTTCTTAACTATAAGCTCCTTTGCCAATATCAAATCAGAATATATTCTCTTATTCTGCTGTGTTGTTGGTCCTTTGAAGTCTACTTCCTGCTCTGTCTGTGTCTTACCATAAGATGTTATAGTCATAGCAAGACCACCATCATATTCCTGCTGGATGTTCATCACAGGCACCTTGTAGGCATCTTCACCATCTTCCACAGTAATCATATCCCACGGATCCAGGCGAACATCTCCTAATGTCTTAACAGATGCACCCCTGTAACTGAACCCACTAAGCTTCTTAAAGATATTATCAAGCCTGTCCTGTGTCATAAATGGATTATCAAATGTAACACCAAGTATTCCACCGCCAGATGTTAAAGTTGTAGAGTTATCAACATTACATGATAACTTTTCCAGATTATAATTGCTTTCATCTTTCTCAAAGCTCATTATCCTTGTCACATCCAGCTTATAATCCACATCTGAATACCACTTAATAACAATAGTTCCTGTTCTGTCAACACATGCAAAGCCACCTGCCATAGAAGCGATATATCCTATCATTTCCCTGTATGTATATCCCGCAGGCTTTGTTGATATCATTATCGAAGAATCTATATTACTTACATCCACAGGAACACCACAGTCGGCGCTTATCTCATTCAGAACTGATACAGCACTTGCAGGATATGTAAGATTCGATACATATAGCCCTGTTGTTTTCATCATTCTGTCATAAGCTGTAAATGTTGTAGTTGCCTGGTCATTTGTTGGATGTTCAGCAGTAAAAAAGCCAACTGGAATATACTCATACTTTCCACTTGGCAGCTTCAATCCTATCTCTATCGGTATCTCTGTATTCTCAAACAGCTCATCTATTCTCTTAATACTAAGTTCAATCTTTGCCGATACTGCAGATCCTAACTGTAGGTATTCTTCACTACTGCTTGATGTTTCATAGCTTAACTTCTTAAAGTTAGCATATATCCACTTATCATTTATCTTGAGTCTGCCTCTGAAGGTTCTTGATGGACTTCTTATCGTTGCCTTAAATGCATCTGTTACATTGTTATACATAGGCTATTCTCCTATCATAAATTCTAATGCTGCCATTTCTTTTGATGTTGGTGTATCGTACTTCTCTGTATCACACATTTCAAGTACACTCATTGGTACTGTCATAATCTCAACTTCTATCTCAAGATTAGAGATATCATTAAGCTCATTAAGCGCTTCCTTCTTTGTTTTCTCATCTGGGAATACTATCTCATTATCCTTGAAAACATACTCTCCATTCTTATCCTTAGTTGCTTTCCCATCTAAAACCTTCTGATTCTGTGCTGCTGCAGTTTCACACTCTGCTATAAGCACCTTTAAATTCTTTGCAATTGCATAATTAAGCTTTACAGGAAAATGTCCGTTAATCCCCTGTAACTCTACTGCCTTGTTTCTTATATCACTAACCTTTAATGTCTGTTTCATATGCTCTCCTTACTGCTGAATAATCGACACACTTGCACTTCTGTAATAGAAAATACCATCATCAAGCTCCCCTATTACTTCCTTGCTTAGTGTACCTCTGTAACTTGTTATTGTTATATCCTGTCCATCATCATGAAATGTTATTGGGAAGAATCCGGCAACAAGCTTACTCTTAATAAGAACCAGCTCATCTTCCTGAAGAACTCCCCAGGATATAGATAAAGTCTTCTTTTCAGCAACTACATCACCTAACATTGTTCCGTCAAGTGCTCGTCCTGTTGAAGAAGACCATATTATCTCATCATCCACTTTGATGGACACTGGAGCCGGAAGCTCCTGTCCATCACACTGCAATATCAATTCATCACATCCTTAATGTATAATCTCACATTTTCCTGTCTGCTTTGTATGTTCATTTATCTTATCAACTACATATTTCTTAAGACTCTTTCCATCAAGCTGTATATCAAGATCTAATGTTTCCAACACTTTAAGTATCTGCTTAAGAATACTTATAGCCTCAGACAACAATTCAGCACTTGATGCCATAGCTGCTGCCTTCTGTGCCATATCAATAAGCTTATCCTCTGGAGCTACAACTTCGCCCTGGTGTCTGTTATCACCTATCATTGCAAGCTGTGGAGTATTTGGTTTTACATATCCACCTTCTGCAAGATATGGAACATTACCAAACCCAACTTCCGGTAAATCAAACCCGAAATGGTCACCACCTATAACAGGTACCCAGTCAGGCACATCAAAACTCAAACTATTTACCTTACGAACCATCCAGTTAATTCCACTTTCTAATCCGTCAAGCATCCCATTTATAAGTCCGATTACCATATTAATAGGTCCTTTGGCTATATCTGCTATCATTGAGAATATTCCACCAAATGCATCAACTATACCTTCCCAGGCTTTTGACCAGTCACCTGAAAATACACCAGCAATAAAGTCAATCAATCCACCAAATATCTGCTTTACATCACCAAATATATTGGAAACATTATTCAAATAAGCATTCATTATATTGCCTATAAAACCGAAACTATCAGAAAAATCTATGTTAAAAATATTCTGTAACCAGTTATCAAATGAAGAAAATGCAGACTTTATATCCTGCCATATGCCTTTGAACCAATCACCTGCTTTGCACCATTTATCAGTAATCCAATCCCAACATTTTCCTGCTGCATCCTTAACTACATCCCAATGTTTTACTAATTCGTATATAGCAACTCCTAACGCTGCTAAAGCTACAATAACTAATGTTATAGGACTTGTTAATACGGACATAGCAACACCAAATGCTGTTGTAGCTGCTGTGGCTAACCATGTAGCCGCTGTATGTGCTGCTGTGGCTGCTGTATCTGCTACTTTAGATGCCGTTGATATTCCCCATTGTATGGCCTGAGAAACTAATTCCTTTGTTGCTAATGCCATATTTACAATAAAATCTTTTATTCCTGTGGTAACATCTACAGCTTTATTTTTTGCTTTCTCTGCAGTATTCTTTACCCACTCTATTGATTGAAGTGCTAACTCCTTAGTTGCCTTTGCCATATCAATAGCCAGGTTCTTAATATTTCCGCCTATATCAACAGCTTTATTCTTAGTCTTCTCAGCAGTATTCCTTACCCATTCAACAATATCATCTTTCAATGCTATAGTTGATGCTTTAATATTAGTTACTAAGTCCTTAATACCTTTTACTGTATCTGATTGCAGGATATTTACCTTAAACCAAGTAGTATAATATATTTCAAGCTTTGATATGGATTGTATAATGCTTTTAACAAAATCTTTTGCATACATAGCACAAAGCTGAATTGTTTCAAACTTATCAGCTATTTTTGCTAATGTACAAGTATGTATTGCCGCTTTCATTTTATTTATAATTCCAACAACACCGCCAGCATTCATAAGAAATTCTGCTAAATCTACCGCTTTCCAAGCTGCTGCAAATGCTCCTATAGTAACTACGGTTGCATCAAATGGACCTTGATTATTCTTTATCCAATCAGATATACCTTCTAAGGCAAATGCCAACCCATTTAGGACATTAACAATCACACCACCAGTCCACTTTGCTACAGGTTCAAGTAAATTGTCCCAAGCCCACATCCATAATGGCTTTAACGCATCTAATGCACTATTTAGTACATCTAAACAACCTGCTAATACATCAAGAAATGCCGGAAGCAAATCCTCTATAGTCCACTTAGCCAAAGGAACAAATATATTGTAATAAGCCCATTCCAATCCAGCGAACAACTTATCTGTTAATGGTTGTGCAGCTCTCTTAAGGTTATCAAGAGATGTTATCAGATTATCAAAGGATATTGCTTTAAGTGGCTCTAATGCTTTTTTGACTTTATCTGCCATATCAGATATTGCACTAGAAACATTAGATGTACTTCCACTCACATCTGGTATAAGGTCAACGCTTCCGATTCCTGAAGATGTTCCACCTGTACTACCGCTTGAATCAAAACTATCATCTGTTGGCTCTGTCAGCTTATTTATCTGGTCAAAGCCTGCAAGGGACTTCTCAATATCCTTTGCTGTCTTCTTAGCTGCATCTCCTATTCCACTTACATTATCTGCAGCACCTCCAGCATCATCTCCTATGCCTGCTATATCAGCACTTATACTTCCCATAGAGGATGATATATCGGCACCTGTAAGCATCTGCACGAAACTGGCAAATCCATCTGCCACTTTCTGCAATCCTGCAAGCAGACTATTAAATCCACGCAGAATAGGTGTAAACAATGCTATGAAGCCTTTACCAAGACTAGCCTTTAACTGCTGAAACCTTAATGTAAGTATTCTTGTCTGGTTCGCCCAAGAGTCCTGTGTCTTAACAAAATCTCCTGTAGCATTGGATAATGCACTTGTTACATATTGATAACGTAGCATTACCTTTTCCTGCTCTGTCATCTTGGCTGTGGTCTTACCGAAGCCGTTATTAAGTGCATACTGGTCTAAGTTGGTCTGAGTCATAATCACGCCCAAGTCCTTGAGTGTTTCAGTCTCACCAGTCCATATAGACTTAAGCTTTGTATATGCCTCATCTGTCCCAAGATTATAAAATGATGCAACATCACCGGTTAATCCTGTGACATTTTCAGCCATATCAAGCGCCGCCTTACCTGTAATACCCATAGCATTACTCATCTGGCCAAATACGCCCATATACTTCTTAGCCGACAATTCCGATAAGCCGAAGTTAGTCATAGCATTGGAAGCCCACTGGTCTGCCTGCCAGCTTAAGTCCTTAAATGCTGTATCAACTACATTCTGCACTTCTGTGACATTTGAACCAACTTCTATACAGTCTTTCGTGAACTTAGTAACTGCTGCTATACTTAGTCCTGCAGCTATCTTCTTACCAAGCCCAGAAAAGATAGTTGTTGCCTGCTTAGCTGCCTTATTAGAAGCTCCTGTAAGCTGATTAACTATCTGTGAGCTGTCTATGCCAAGCTCCAGAGCTATCTGTCCTACTGTATCTGACATTCTCCCTCCTTTCTGGCACAAAAAAACTGCCTACTTCTTTGAGTAAGCAGCCTTAAAATCTCTTTGTAATCGTGTCCAATATTCTATATACTGTGGTGTTCCCACCATTTTCCTATTACGCTTCAGAAGCCAGTCATCATGTATCTTTTTCTGTTCCTTAGTAAAGCTGTTGATAACCTTAATATCTTTCTCCGCCCTTATACTTACCACTCTTCCAAGTGGTGTTTCAGGCATTATACTGGATAATAAAGAACAGAATTCAGGCCAGGACATATCATCCTCCGTCCGCAATCGTATGCCATACTGTGACAGGAAGCTCGACTCTATCAATTCCCAGTCATCATATATGTCATAATATATTTCACTATGAGGGTGTATTCTCCTCTCCATATGTGCCTGTGGCAACACCCATTATTGCATTATACATTTCCTTATATTCTGGAAGCGGTAAGTCCATAGCCTCAATCTTATCTGCTGCCTCTTTGCCAATAAGCATTTCAAGAGCCTTTGTTATAAATCCCATTCCGTTGTCACTATCTTTCTTCTTTTCAGCCTCAGCAGCCATAGCCTGTACATTAAGAATTGTGTTCTTTCTGTTATTCACAGTTACCACTAAGTCATCAGTAATACGAACCATAGGTAACTGGTTTGTAATCTTCATTGATATGTCTATCACTTTAAAATCTGTCTTTGCCATTATTCAAATTCTCTCTTTCTTTTTTATTCTGTATATGGAATATATGTTGGTTTTCCATCTGACTGTGCTTCCCATTCAAGTGCATCAATGCTTGTTGAGTCTCCTCCAAGAGATGTTACGTTGATAACCGCCGGTATAAGAAGCTGGTCAAGATTAGGAAAGATAACCGATACCCATGTATTACAATCCTGTCCTGTCTTTAATGCCAGGCTTGCAATATAATCATTACCTTCATCACCATAATTACGCTTACCACCCATAGTCATACCCAATGATTTACCTGTTGTAAGTCTTCTTGTCCAGCCTGCCTGATCCATTGGATTCCATTCTTCAATTGTTCCATCCACGGATATGCTTAAACTCTCTGCATCCTTTACAACCTTTGTTTCTACTGTTTCCGGTGTATCTGTGCTTTTTCTTCCTGTTATACATACACCGAACTGAATTGTATGCACAGGATTAACACCAGTAAGCGGTGTTGCTCCTGCATTATATCCGGCTAATTTAGTATTCTGTGTCATACTTTTACCTACCTTTCATAATAAATATCTAATTCTATTACACTCTCAAAGATACCTTTATCATCTGTCCCTACATCCACAGGTTCATCAACCTGCATTTTAGTGAATAGCAGCTTTGTATCATTGATTATTTTATTGTTGGTGTCTCTAAGCATATTATAGAGCTGTTCTGCTGCCTTCTCGGTGTCTCTGACACTTGTATTCCAATGAACTAATATACTTATAGACTTAACACGATAAGAGCTGTTATTTAAGCCTCCTACAGCAGTCTGTGGTGGTCTTTGTCTGTTAAGATTATATACTCCTATGCTCTTATCTTTTTTATTGTCAAGCTTGCCGCAATATACATTATTATTGTCTGCAATACCAAGACCTGCTATATAATCTCTTACATCACCTATTCCTAACATCATAACCCCGCATTTTTCTTGTATAACTTAGCAAATGTATCTGGAGCAAAATTTCTTTTCTTACCATCTTTAAGATAATCATCTAGCCACCTGCCCTTGGCATTTGCATTGCCTTCGTGTCTTTTACCTTTATCATCTACCCAAGGTGATTGATGGAAGTTATATTCAGGATGATAATATAACCTTCTTACATATGGCGTGCTTGATATAAGCTCTACCTTGCCATTGGCTATATCCTGTGTATATACAAATGTGCTTTCATTTTGCAGTGTACCTGTATCTCTAGGCATTACCTGACTTTGAACTACATTCGTATGTATTGCTTCTGCTGTCTGTACTAATGACACCTGTGCTGCTGCCGTAAGCTTCCTTACCATAGGCATATTAAGCTTAACTGTTGACTTAACATTCTTCGCCATTACATCACGTCCAATCTTGTATAATTAACTGTTCCATCAGGATTGCGGCATTTTGTGCCTTTATATATATGCCTTTTTTCACCTGATACAATTATATCTCCTTGGGTTATAAGAGACATCTCTGGTGCAATATCTCCAGGTATCAAAGCACAGCCTTCAAGTTGTATAAGAACCTTTTCTGCCGTTAATACTGTCTTTCCACTATCCTGATAGTTGCATAAGCCATCCCATATAACAGGTTCAAGAGGCTCTCCATAGACATTTCTGCCTTCCTGCTCTATCTCAATATGTACTTCTGTTTTACAGAACTGCTTTAATACTAAACAAGGATATTTCATGCTCACACCCCCAGACTTAAACAACAGAAGCCTGTCTGACATAGCACCCGGTATGTATCACGCTTTACAGCAATGCCATTCTGTACAAGCACATTCCAACTGCTACCAAACTGCATAGACACACCATTAATAGCATAATTCTGTAGAACACAATTAATCATATCCTCGTTCTCATACTCAAAATCAGCCATATCACAGCATACATCAATTATTATTGCCTGCTGGAACTCTGTCAGATTATCAAAGCCTCTTGAAGTTATACGATTAAAAGTAAGCGAGTCAATGTGTCGGCTCGCCTGTTTTAATCTCCTCTCAATCTGTTCTTCTGGAATAGTATTATGTTCGCTTAGATATTGCTCTTTACTTGCATATACCATAGGCTCACTCTGCAATCTCTTCTGCAGGATCTACATCAACGAATACAGAATCAACCTTACCATCCTTGCCATTAGGGAATACAAATGTATCACTTAACTGACGATTCTGATAAAGATATCCGTCTCCTTCTGTATGTGCTCCTGGTGCGAAGAAATAAATAGATGAAATCTTAGGTACTGTCTTACAGGTCTGTCCACATGCAACAAGTACATTAATCTTGCGTGAACCCTGAACAGTCTTTTCATAATATGTGGCTATATTAGTCTTTGTAGGCTTTGCCACAACTGTATAAGCGCTGTCGCTCTTAGTGTAGTATGTCTTTGCTTCTACCACATCTGTATCAGTTGTTATGGTATACTTTGACTTAAGCGGAGCAAAGCCGCCCTCTGCAACATCCCAATCGAATCTGTCATAGAATCTTTCATCATCCACAACTTCCATAAGTGTCACACCATCAATATCAGTTACACGTGTTTCAATGCCAAGACCACCTTCTGCAATCTGTGTCATTTCAATCTTACGTGTAAATTCCTTTGATACCTCAAGCTTATCCATAATGTCAGAAGATACATACATAATGAGACTTCCATTTGCCTTATATCTTCTAAGCTTGCCTGCTGCCAGAATATGCTTAAGCTTAGCAAATACATTCTCTAATGTATATTCTGTGGAAGCTGTTTCAGTATGATATAATTCTGTCTTCTGTGCAGCCTGTGCTACCTTGCTGAAAAATAATGCATCTGTCTCTGGTACTACCTGTGTCTGTTCAAATATGTGTGAAATATTCTGAATAGATGCTGTCTGATTTGTTTCATCAACATCTGCCCTATCAACCATAAACTGTACATCTCTGTCATGTGTTACTGTGTAAGGAACATCTTTCTGGTTATATTCTCCTGTGTTCCATCCACCTGATCTCTTATGGTTCTTATAACCACTTACACTCATCTGTGTAAAATGGAAGGTCTTGGCATCTAACCATCTGACATTGTTTGTGATAAATGGTGATGTAAGTGTGCCCTGAATAAGAATTGCTAATAATTCAGGACTCCACTGTTCTGCATAATTTAAATTTGGCATATTATTTTACCTTTTTAACCTTTCTTAATTGAATCTGTTCCATCTCTTTGTAGGAACGTTTACATTGTTACCTGCAGAAGACTGCTGGCCATTAGTCTGCTGCCCTGCGCCAATCTGGAATCCCTCATTGTTCTCTGTGCTTGGCTTAAGTGCAGGTACATCCTTTAGAACCTGTTCAAGTGCAGCTTTAACATTGTCCTCTGATATCTTTCCATCTGTGCCCTTTGCCTTGCTGAAATCAGCCATCTTAAGCACATATGGAAGTGTCTTGGCATTAATACCAAGTGTCATTGCTACCTGTGTAGCCGCAAGCTCTATACGAGCCTGTTCAGCATCTTTCTGCGCTGTTGTTACTTCATTCTGAAGATTAGCATTAGCGTTCTGCTGCTGTTCTACCTGCTGCTGTTTATTCTGCTTAAATGTTGCAATAGCCTGGCTTACTTCCTCCTCGGATAGTCCCTGCTGCTGGAAATAGCTTTTAAGCACAGCATTTTCTTTCTTGGCAGTTGCGGTGTCTAACATGCTCTGTATTTTGTCATAGTCAATTCCAGCCGCCTGCTGATTATTCTGACCACCCTGCTGTCCTGCCTGTCCATTATTGTTACTTCCAGCGTTCTGGTCGCCGTTACCATCTCCGCCCTCAGCGAAGAACTGTAAATTCATAGGTAATGTCTTTCTCATCACTCTATCTCCTTTCTTCCGTTTACCGCCCGTCGGCATTTTCCTAAAGTTTATTGCCATTAAGTTTTGGGCATATAAAAAGGACGTCCATTGCTGAACGTCCCAGATTTCAATATGATATTATCTATTTTATTGTATTCAATACTTCTTTGAGCTTATTCACTATAGACCTTTGTCTTGAATATAACATATATATAGTTGCTGCAGATTCGTCATTATCTATAAGAGATTCACCCTCTGCAAATGCTGTCTGAACAAATCCTAATGTTGCTGTTGTCTGTTCCAGTTCATACAAAGCATTCTCAAAATCAATTTTAGCAGACATATTACACCTCCATATTCATCTGTGCGTTAGTGTTCTGTATCTGTTCTTTCAGAACCACAGGCAACCTATAACCTTCAATTATGGATATTGCTGTATCACACTGTCTACGCTTGATTGACTTGTAGGAAGTAACCTGAAACTGTCTCTTCAGCTCTCTGTATATATCTGTGTATACCTTACCGCTTAATGACTTATCGTGATAAGCATTACTGTCTTTACCACCTAAAGCGCGTGTTCCAACCTTGCGTACTGCTGTTGTTATTCTGTCACATTCAATATTCATCAGTGGCATATCCTGCTTGAAGTCTTCAAGCTCCTGCTTAACTTCGTCTATCTTATCATTGACTTCAAGAATTGCCTGACTCTGTAACTGGAGTTGTTCAAGTGCTGTGCGTGGCTTGCTGTTGTTTATATGTTCTTCCATATCGTGAAAACGATTGATGTATCTTGCTGTAAATTCTGTTCCCTTTGCACCCGTAAGCTTGTGTGCTATGAATTCACAGCCTTTCTTTGTAACATTGTAGCAAGGCATTAGCTTATTCTGGCTGTTCTTATATGTACTCTCTGTAAAGAAATCGGACTGGGGAATTTTCCCCTCACCTAATTGTTCTGAATATCTACGAATATCTTTTAATAATTCATTATGCTGCTTACCAACCATTCCTGCTACTTCAACACTTGTAATTGTCTGTTCAATCTGATTCATACTAAAATTCTCCTTTTTAAATGATATTTACAAGGAGTATCTTTCTATGATAAAATATTTCATAGAGGATATTCCTCAGTTTGCGAAACACTCGGTTATCTTGGTAGGGCATCGGGTGTTTCTATTTTTTATCCAACTTCTTAATTCCGCGACTAATTGCTTCCGTTCGATTTACATTCTCCCTTTCACAATAATTCTCTAATATCTTTTTATCCTCGTCACTTATTCGAATGCTTAATTTATTAGGTCTTGGATTGTTTGTCGGTCTGCCTGTCCTAGGACTCATTTTTCTCACCTCACTTTTGTCGGGCATAATTGTATTATATATTATGTCGGGCAAAAGTTAAGTACTTTTATTTAAGACATTCTTATTTTTGACCAGTTTCATATTTAAATCAATCTATTTTCATCATATTTCCACTCTAGTAGAATGTAATTTTTTACAATTAACTGGTCAAGAGGTTATTATTTTTTTCGATATATCGTATGCTCACCTTATCACTTTATTAAAAGCTTGTAAACTGCTGTATTTCTCTATATTTCTCGTCAGTTTATACTTTTTTATTATAATTTTTATAAATAAAAATCTAGCAAGATACGCATAATGTAATACATTATAAAAATACTGCCATTTTATAAATTTTATTAAATAATTATTATTGCAGCCTACCTCTGCAATCAAAAAAGACGCAGCCTTTCGCCACGTCTTAGCTTATTCTTGGGGAGGTCAGGAGCCTTCCCTGACAGGACTTCTCCCCTATATTCAATTAAATATTTCATATCTTCCTTTCTTTTGGGCATAAAAATAGCACCCACAGCGTATTGCTATGCGTGCTTATTAACTAATATTAAATTGTGTTGCACCGGTGCAACTTGGGTATAAAAATACCACCAATCTTTCGACTGGTGGTTGTTAATCAACTATCATTCTTTTATACAGTATGAAGAAACTATTTGGCAGACGTACGCTTCTCCTGCATCTCTCGGGTTTCCCCTGTCATTACCATCGGCGTGTGGATCGTACGAATTCTTCCACCTCAAACAGTTTCTCCCTTACTGTATGTATATTATATATCTTTTATTCTTTTTTGTTAAGTGGCTTCCCTTCCTTTATCCATTCCTCATAAGTAATATCTTCGGGTAATATTTTAAAATATTGTTGTAAAACTTTAAATGTCGACCTATTATATTTTTCTAGTTCTTCATCTGTTTTCTTTGGTGGATTTATAAATCTTTCACGTTCTTCTTTTGTCATTTTTTGTTTTTCTTCTTCCGTGAAATGAATCTCACTTAATTCCATTCTGAGTTTAAAACATTCTTCTGGAGAAAGTTCTTTTCCTCTTTGCATTTGTTCTGATTTAGGTAATAAAAGCCATTCCCTTGCTGTTAACGTCAACTAATCCACCTCCTCTAAAAGAATATTCCAAATATCTTTAACCAACAATTTTGAAACAACTTTAAATCTACTATTTCGCTCATATAGCACTTCATTTTCATTTAAACCAATAGAACTTATATCTCGTCCATTCTTTGAATTTTGTATATAAATTTTTATTTTTGCTGAATCATTATATCCTTCTTTTTTTGATGTGCTCCAATACTGTCTGATTATTACTACTTTTCCTACTACAAACTCACTCACAAAATCATTAATCATATCTTGCTCATCTAATCTATCCGTAAAATCGACCATTCTTATTAAATTGCCTTGATATTTCGGTATTTTTGACAATGCTTTATCTAAATTATTTATAAGCTGTTTATCTTCTAGCTTTAATTTTGATAAATCATTTGCATTTCTTAACATATCATTTATAATATATGACTCAAAACTCTTGTATTGAATAACAGCTTGCAATTCTTTATCTGATAATTGAATTATATCACTATCACATAAATCCTCAATATGCTTTTCAGATTTACTATTATCAAATGATACATTTTTCTTCCACTGTTCCTTCCTTACCTCATACATCTTCTTATTATCCGTATCCAGCGAATACTTCGACATCCTATCGAACTGCTCAACCATTCTTCCAGCATATTGCTGTTTCTGGTCCTGCTTGTAATCTTCCTTAACCTGCTCAAGCTCTTCCTTGGTAAACTTACTGTCTGGCTCTTCATCCAGCTCAGGGAAGTATGTTGTATGTACGTCTTTGCAATTTGGATGGTACAACCCCGCAGCTATTGCAGATGACATAAGCGGATAAGGACCATCAGATGCCTTACCGCCACTCCACACATCATCTATAAGAATCTTTCCAACAAACGGAAGACACTTAGGACAGGCATTCGCACGCTTATTCATAATAACTGTACTAATTCCCCAGGACTGTCTCATCTCTCCCTCTCCGGTTAGATATGCACGCTTATTGGCTGTCTGAATTGCCATCTTAGCATAATCTTTCATAGTATGCCTTGCGCCATTCGCATATTCAATACAGTTGATACCTGCTTTTAGGAAATCCTTTGTCGCCATATCAACTGCTTTCTCATATGTTCCTGCACCCGTATTCGCATACACCTGAGCATTGAATATTATCTGCCGGTATTTATCTTCCGACATTCTAAGCATTGCTTTTTCCGCCCTGTTAAAATCTGACTTCGTAGCTTTAATCAGGGCATTAAGCTTTCTTGTGTTAAGCTTGAAAAAAGCACCCTCAGTGCCTTGTGACACCTTGGATGCTTTTAATCCCTTTTTCAATGCTCTTAATATCTTCTGTTCCTGCTCTGTGCCGCCTGTCTGCCTTGCTGTAAATATCATTGCATCAATTGAACTGTTTATATCACTGAATCTGCCCGCAAAACGTGTCTTGTTATCTGCTTTATATTTTTCTAAGGCTTTAAGCTGTTCTACCTGCCATTGTGCCCAGTTGAATCCAAGTTCATCTTCTTCTGCTCTGTGTCTGTCAAGATTTCGTATCATAGAAGCAATCAGCTCATCTTCTATGGCTCTAAAGGCTTTCTCTATGTCATATTCTGTATTAAGTGCCATAAGCTACCTCACTTGTTATCAAAACCTGTAAAACTGTTATCAGCGCCATTAACTGTAAAGCCATCTGCCTGCATATTAAGTGCCGGCTCTTCCATATCAGATATACCCTGCTCAGCCTTAAGTCTTGCTATCTCTTCCTGCTTCCATTCGTCATCCTTAGTATCTCCATACAGCTCATCAACAGATGCCTCTATGCTCATAATACCGCCCTGCTTTGCCTTGCTGACTGTTTCTACCTGGCTTTCAAAAGATGGGTTAGCATATTCGCCAAATGTCACATCAATATCTATATCCTTAATAGCTGTCTTATTAAGCGTGTCTATGGCATTAAATGTTGCTGTAACAAGCTTTGGAAGAACCTTCTGAAGCCGCTCTACAATGTTATTTCTGCTGTAAAGCGTTGCTTTCTCTTTCTCCCTCTGTGCATCCGCATTATCCAGTTTCTTAACATCTATGCCTAATGTTGATGGGCTCATAATCCCCTGTAAACAAAGATCCAACGCTGTGATATATGTTGCAAGATAGCTTTCGTGTGGGATATTGCCCTGTACAAGCTCTATCTTATTAACTGTACCTTCTGCCATGCTGCCATCTGTTTTTATATAGGCATTATCAAAAGCATTAGGCTTTAGCACTTTTCCATCCAGGGGATTCCTTGGTAACATATTCTCCGGTATATATTCCTTTGTTCTATTCCTCCTTAAGGCATCCATCCATTGTGACCATGCTTCATCCAGCGCATCAAAGTTATCTATCTTTGCATCAAATATGCTCTTGCCTCGTCCTTTATACTTGGCTGACTTATAAAACAGAAGAGGAACAGCCATTATAAACTTGTCATTCCAGGTAACATCACTAAGATGTGCCAGCTCCGGTATAACACTTAAATCATATTCCCTGCCGCCTCTTGTAAGCTCATAATGTATGTAGCCTATGCCATAATGTTCAAGTAATACATATTCCTGTCTCTGCACGTTATACACAGTCTTAAACACTATCTCCTTAACTCTTCCCCTGTCCTTGATAATCTCTGTCTTATCACCAGAGTAGAATTCCAATATAGGATACTTGCTAAGGTTCGTATCGAACGATATCTTGAATGCTCCATCACCGATATAAAGTGTTTCTGTTATTGCCTGCTTAACAAGCTCAATGAAATCATTTTCCTCTGCTATCTTATCCCATTCTGTCTGCCTGCTGCCAGCATCTATTAAATTCATATCATCTGTTACTATACTGGCCAGCATATCGCATAACATAGCAGGGAGACCTACGTGTATCTTTCTTATCTCCATACCTATTGTACAGGATGCAGACCAGAACCTTGTCTTGTCACCATCTATCTGGCTGTATAGCTGTGACAATTCTTCACTCTCACCTCTGTACCATATCTTGTTCTTTATGGCATTTCCCTCGTAATCAAGAGTTTCCTGTATGCTTATGGATCCATTAACAGCCGGCTGGATGTGCAGCCACGTTCTTATTCCTGTTTTTATCTTCTCTGCCATACTTGTAAATATGTTCACCTCTCTCACTCTCCTATCTGGAATTATTTCTTATTCTCTATACCTATCCTGCTTCGATAAGGAATCCAGCCATACTGTACGCTGTTTACCATATGGTCATTGCCATCCTCAGGCTCACAGTCCTTATCTTCAAGCCACGAATACGTTTCTAACTCTGTCTTGTAATTCGTGCAAGTATCGACAATATAAAAGCTTGGCTCTCTGCCCTTTTCGTCATTAAAGGACATCCAGCCAAGCTGTAAGTTAATTCTATCTATTATGGTTACTTTCTTATACGCATTATTAAATATATACTGGCAGTCAATGTGTTCTCTCTTGTACTTGGCAAACTCTGTTATCGTTGCCTGATCAGCGTTATCTATAAACACATTCTTTGACATTCCACCCCATTCTTTTCTGTTACGCTCCAGGAAGTCAATGTAATTCCTTACCGTATCAGACGGAGCTATTGGTATATCAAGTTCTGCATTGTTATACACCTTTTCATCCAGCACTATCAGCTTGCCCTTGTTTGTTATTCCCATAAAGGACATAGCAATCGTATCCGGGCTCTTGGTTGAATAAGCTGTATCAAGTCCGCTGGTGAATATTATGAAATATTCGCCCTGCATTTCATCAACCTCACGTCTGATGTATGACTTTGCCTGATCTCTAGTAATGATATGCCTATTGCAGAAATTAGAAAAGACAAGACCGGTAGCCTTGCCTCGTAATCCTAATATCTTGTTTTTATATATCTTAGTGCCAGGAGGATAGCTCATTTTTTTCTGTTCTATCTTCTCTGGTGTCATAGATATATTGTCTGTCATATTAAAGAACCAGTACACCCAGCCTTTAATAGGCTCACAACCGTTAAGGTCCTTCCATATTTCTTCCGGCACATCTGCCCTGTACTTATCTATAGGCCTTGCATGATTGATGTATTCTGAATATATAGGAAGTGTAGGTGCATCAGGATTAAGTGTACCTACGAAATATTCAGAACGTCCGAATATCTCCCGTATGAAGTCTATGTTAGCTGTATTGCACTCATCTACCCACACACATCCAAACTGTGAACCCAAGGCATTCTTCCATTTACTGGCATTATCATATCCAAGAATATATATTATCTTAGTACTGCTGCCAGTTTTGAATTTAATGTGCGGAAGTTTATTTTCTTTATCGCCATTACCACAGTATTCCAGATTGGGGAATATCTGTAACAATCCCATATCAGCATTTATTATATTCTTCTCAATAACACCTGTTGTATTACCTGCTATAACGTGCAGCTTCATATCTGATTCAGCTACATTCATAATGAACTTAACAGCTACTGTTGTTGTCTTTCCGGATGCAGTTGAACCCTCTAAGAACTCTGCTCTTGCTGGTGTGTCTATGTAATCCCAGTACTTATCACTTAGAAGCATTAGGCTCACCTCTTGCTTTACGCTGTGCAAGAAGCTCCTGTAATTCACTCCTGGTTGTATCGTTTACATTGGCTTCTATCTTGTCTGTGAATATACCTAAATGCTTGCCAAGAAGTTCTAAGGCCTTAACCTTGTCACAGGACTTAACTTCTAATCCATCTCTACCCTTCTTGATAACAGCAAGAGCTCTTTTCTGTTCCTCTGTCAGTTCCTCCGTTAATACTGGCTCTACTGTTCTATACATAACAGGCTTACCATCTTTATCCAGTAAATCCACAAGTGCTCCACCAGCTTCTACTTGCATCTTCTTTTCAACCACATGTGCATAATCCGCATTATTAGAAAAAGCTATCAAGGCAAGCTCCTTGATAACTCTCTCCTGGGTTATCTCTGTACTCATTGATAGCTCTTTTTGTCTTTTTGCTATATATTCCTGCACCTTAACATTTCTTAACAGTCTTGATGCCGTCTGTTCTGCTGTTTTCGGTGAATACCCTGCCCTGATAGCTGCCTGTGTGGCATTAAGGTCTATAAGGTATTCTTCACAGAATCGCTTCTGTTTATCTGTTAATGCCATACAATCAGCTCCTTTCTGGCATAAATAAAAAGGCAACTATATAGTTGCCTTTTTTTAACCTCCTAATAACTCATCAAATTCCTTATGAAATTTACTTGAAAATATTTTTTCATAATTTATCCTTTGAGATATATTAAACGACTTATATTTAATTTCATAATTATGTATTAAAAACTTAAATAATATTTTCATCAATGTATAAACATCTTTATTTATGTATTCAATCATTGTATTTTCTCTTGATAATATATCATATATATATTCTATCTCTTTATTTTCTAATTTCAACTTATCATGAACTTCATTAGAATATTTTGCATATT